ATTACCGGCATCGATATAGCAGTTCCCGGGTGGTGGGGCCAGTGCTACCGCTGCGGAGCGCAGATGATCCAGGGCGGCGACCACGACGACGTTGACGCCGACGGCGTCGAGATCATCATCTCCAATTTCCACTGCCCAAACTGCGAGTCCAGTTGCGAGTTTGCTTGGTTAGTGTCTTGGGACATGGACAACGCTGACGCCACCGAGCCCAGCCCTGGGGCGTCGGAGGCCAAGACGGCTGTCCTCACCTACGGCGCTGTCCAGCAGGAGCTGGCCCGCGTCCGCAAACAAGCCGAAGAGCTGGCCTCGGCCAAGGGCCGTCTGGCGCGAGAGGCGACAGAGCACCGCGTGCGGCGGCAACTTGCCGAGAAAATCCTGCGAAAGCTGGCGATGCCGCAGCAGCGGGTGAGTCCACTGCGGCATCAGCGCTGGGTGCGGAGCACAATCGCCGCATTTTTCGCGGGTGATATCCATGGCGCTTCGCGCCGGGCCGATCACCCCCGGGCTACCGGCGCGTGCAGTCACTGCGACATCAACCTCTACGACGGCATGGTGCCGCACCCCAAGGCGATGCCCTGCAACGTACCCGGCTGCCCCTATGAGAAAGAACGAGACCAGCTTACAGACCACATCCTGCTCAGCCTGGCCCGCTGATGCTGCCGGTGGTCCTCGTCTCATGGGCCGACGCCGCTCACCCTGCCGGTGATTGGGTGTCGGTGGAGGACTGCCGCACGGCCACGCCAGCGCTTATCCAGAGCGCGGGGTTCTTGGTCAGCGAGACACCCGACTGCATAGTAGTTGCCTGCTCATATGACGGCAGCAACGTCTCCGGAGAAATGACTATTCCAACCGCACTGATCTCGCGGCGCGTGGTGCTGCGCACGGGGACGCTAGACGACGGGGCGGCTTCACGGGTGGGGGGTCGTGAAGATTTATCGGCGGGAACGCTAGACGACGGGGATGTCCCCTAAACGATAGGGTAGCGTTTAGGGGGGAGTGTTTACAGATTCCCTAAACGATAGGGTAGCGTTTAGGGGGTCGTGAAGATTTATCGGCGGGGACGCTAGACGACGGGGATGTTCCCTAAACGATAGAGTAGCGTTTAGGGGGGAGTGTTTACAGATTCCCTACACCAGAGGGTAGCGTGCCGCTGTGCCACCTGTGCCGCTGTGAACACTATAGTAGCGATTTTGCTATTTTATTTTTTTTTTTTTCTTCAGTTATATGGTGGCACAGGTGGCACAGGTGGCACAGTAGAGCTAAAATATTGCTATATAAGGATTTTTTGGCCTCGCTGCCGTGCCACCACTGTGGCCCGCATATATCGGTAGTGTCACACTTTTGGCGTTAATTTGGGTGCATTTTCCCGAATTTTCCTATTTAATACCTAAGACTCACGGGCTAGGACAAATCGCATGGGCACTTACAGCGAGTTCTTAATCCTCGCCGCCGTCACACTGGTGGCACAGCGTTGAAACTAATGGATAATCGGGCATTGGAGGCGGATTTGGGCAAGAAAACCCCCCCGGTCAAAGCGGTGGCGACGCGGGGGCCAAACCGGCGTCTGACACGCCGCCAGGAACTGTTCGTGAAAGAGCTGGTTGCCAATGACGGTCTCATCACCATGCGCGAGGCTGCCATTCGCGCGGGGTATCCCGCCAGGAGCGCTCACTCCCGCGCCTATGAATTGACCAACGCGAACCACTGCCCGCATGTCGTGGCCGAAATCCGCCGTTACCGAGACGAACTCAACGAAAAGTACGCGGTCGGGTATAAGCGCCATGTCCGCGATTTGCAGAAAATCCGCGACCTCGCGTTAGACAACGGCGCTTACTCTGCCGCTGTGCAGGCGGAGTACCGGCGCGGTCAAGCGCAGGGCGACATTTATGTGAGTAAATCCGAGATCCGAACCGGCTCTATCGACCAAATGAGCCGCGCCGACGTGGAGAAAGAGCTTGAGCGAATCCGAGGAAACTTTGATCCGATTGTTGACATCACTCCAGTCTCCGTTGCAATCGTCGAACCAGAAGGCGAGGAGGGCAGCGAAGCGGGAGAGCGACCTGTGGCAGAGGATGCTTCGGGGGCTGAAGAAGACGGGGCGAAAAATTGAAGCCACGCGGCTGGAGAGCTGGTCCACGCCCGGCGTACCCGATGTCATTTTTTGCGGGGAGAGTGGGCGCTTCTCTCTGGCAGAGCTTAAAATTAGCCGCTCACGCACCGGCCCGCTGCGTCTCTCGCCCCATCAGGTTGCGTGGCATAGTCGCCATGCCCATGGCGATTCTTTTCTCATTGTGCGCGATAGCGCTGACGATCTTTGTGTGTATCGCAGCGCCGCTGCTGTTGATTTGCGCATGGCTGGCCTTGACGCCGTTGCGCCTCTGGCTGTTTTTCCGCCGCCGCATGATTGGGAGGCGCTTTTTCGTTTGATCTGCCCAGCGTGACGGGTATTATACATATAGTCTTACAATAGAGGAGCCACCTATGGACCAGTTCACCGACCTCGTGCAAAATATCATCGAACGGCTGGCCCGGTGGCTGGACCGCCGCCCGGGCTAGGCTCAGCGGAGTCCAGATTCTGCGGGCAGCGCCGGGACAAAATGGACAGTTCGTTTTTTCTCCTCGACGTATGCCAGTCGGATGCCCAGTCTTTTCTGCAATTTGGACCGTGGGCGATAGCAGCGATGGTCGCGGCCCTCGCGCCGCCGCATCCGGTCAGCCTTGGCGTCGAACAGATAAACGCGACCGTCGCGCCCGATCGCTGCTACATCTACCGGCCCGTGGGCACCCGCTGCCACAAGTACTGCGGCACCGGCCCTGATCAAATGCTCAATCAGCACGGTCTCGCACACGTCGCCTAGTACGTGGTCTGGGTGGCGCAGCTGGACACGCATCATTGCCGCAGTTTAGCGTCGTTTTGGCGGCGTGCAAGTTGCGGCGGCTTTGAGTGGCCGAGGGCGTGGTTATCGATTAGTTGCGGGTTCTCGTTTTTTCCCAGGACAGTTCGTGCCCGGCGAGCATGTCTTGGTAGTCCAGCATGATGCCGAGACTTGCCCGCTGCCAAGCGATGCGCCGCGCCTTGGCACGGGCGCTGGCACTTGGGTCTTTGGGCTTGGGCTTGGGCTTGGACTTCGAAACGTCGATGTCCGGCTTGGTCACGTTGTCTGAGGTCAGTTCCCAGACCTCGGCGACCCTTGCCCGGCGCTTCACCCGCTTGTCTCTGATCGACACGATCTCTCGTATGCGGCCACAGGTGTAGCGGCGACCGCTGACCAGTTGCCAGTGCCAGCCCGCGACGATCAGGAAAATGCGTCCAGGTGTGCGGTCTGCCTTGGACATCTTGAGCCAGCCAGCGAGGGTTGGCCCGGTTGTCCTGCTGAGTCGGACACCGGGCTCTTGCCACCGGGTGGCCGTGATGTTGCAGGCCTGGAGAGCGTCGAGCACTTCGTAAGTGTGAGCCCCCTTGATCGTTTTTCGACCGTTCTGCTTGCGGATCAGCCTCGCGGCTTCTCCGGTCGTCAGGTTGGTCAGTGCCGATATCGCGGAAGGTCCGCAATACCGGTTTGAGTCGTTGCCATCAGTGATGGCCGTCAGCTTGAGTTTTGCCATAGGTCTCCCTTTCGGATGGCCCTCGGCCACTCAAAGCCGCGCTCTATTCACGATGTCAAACAGCGTTCCGTACTGTCTAGAGTCTGAACTACAATTATGTCGGAATTATGGCCGGTTCGTGGCGAAAACTTGCTTATTTCTTGCTTATTTCAAGGCGGCCTCCGAAATTGCCTCAAAATGACCTTATTTCTGCCTCATTCCCGCCACAATTGCACCCGACGGTGCCTCGACGAAAGGAGACTACTATGACAAAAAACAAAACACCGTTTCTTCATGACGAGCGCCAGATTGGCCGCGCTTACGACGCGCACTTCCAGTGCCACTCTGCGCTGCTGACTTCTGGGGTCACACCGGCAAACGCTGTCCGAGCCGCCGCTGCGCATCTGGTGCGCGCGGCGTTTGAGGCGCTGCCCGTGCCCGCAGCAACGTCGGTGATTCTGCAAGCGATTCATCATCGTCTCTCCGAGTGCGACGACGACAGCGCACGGGAGCCCGCCCCAGCAGAGCAGATCGCGATGTTACAGCGCAACGTGCGCGAGCTTCAAGAGCAGTTACAGCAAGCGCACCGCAACGTTGGCGGCGCTTGCACTGATATGCACTGCTCTTTCCGCTTGACTCCCCCCCCCGCCTAGTCTACAGGGGTAGTCTCATATCGTAGTATATCACGAAGGGAAACGAAAATGGCGAATCGCACAAAAATCCATCCACTTGTCGCGCGGGGTATCCAGCAGCTCGTGCGCACGCACGCCACGAACGTAGACGGCACGCCGATGACCCAGCAGCAGTTCGCCGACGCCCTGAACGTGTGCGCGGACACCGTAGCCGCCGCCGTCAACGGCACCGGAGGCTACCGGTATCAAAGCCCTGCGGCCCTGGCGGACGGCAACGGCTCCAAGGCCGCCAGCACCAGCACCAGCAACGGCTCCCCCAAGGCCGCCACCGAGAAGGAGCCTACCGGCGAGACGCTGCCGGATGGGCCGCTAGACGTTGAAAGCGTCTTCACCTGCGACAAGACGCTGGTTCTCGACGCGCTGCAAGATCTCGCTGGCGCGGTGCGCGATCTGGAGCACGCGCTGGCTAAGGACAGAGGAATCGACGTGCGCACTGCAGCCTATGTTCACGCGCTCGGTCGGCGC